AATGAACATTTGATTTACTTTACCTTCCTTCCAGTTGTTGACATAGTGGAAGACTTGAGTGGTTTCTTGACTTTTCATACATGTATGATAGCACACTTTTATGGATTCCGCAAGGGGTCGTGTGCCAGTTCCTCAACTGGCACATCATATCATTTAGTGGTCAGAAGTTGCTGCGGAAAACATAACCATCATTGAAGGAAAAGTCATATTTGAGGTTACAATTCCAGGTAGCAGTCCAGTCAATCACAACAGGCAAATCATCCAGGTTGCTGATATACATCTCACCAATATATTGCTCTGCAAACTGTTCCTCACTGTCATACTGTCCAATATAGGCATCATCAAAATGTTCAATGCACTGGATACCAAACTCCTCTACAAAAGCATCCACAACATCATAATCAAGTTCCTCACCTTTGCGCACATACTCTTCATAATAGGCAAGAAAGTTGTTGGATCCATATTCTTTGATGAAGTCAATCATGTCCTCATCATGATAATTATCTGCCTTCAATTCTTCAATTTTGTTGAGGGTAACTTCATCAAGAATGTTGAGGTAGTTATCAACAACAGGCATTTGTTCAGTGGTTTGAGTGTTCATAATTAAAGAAAAGTTATCAGACAAAAGCAACACAAAAGTGTCCAACTTTCTTTGCAATCTGACGCAGTGCTGCATCAAAGTCAGTTGCTAGAATGTTGTGAACTTTGTTTGTGTTGCAATCAATAATCTTAAATTGTTTGGTGTTTTGATTTTTCATACATGTATGATAGCACACTTTTCAGGATTTGTCAAGTGTTTTGTGCCACTAATACAAGTGGCACATCACTATACTTTGTCCTCACACATCCATGCTATCATCATAATCATTTTCCATGATGTAGGCATCAATCTCATCATCTACATTGATCCTACTTTGCAAGTCTTTGATGTCTTCCAGGACCATTTTTAGGGCACTTCTGGCATATCCAGAAGCATAAGGATAACCTTTGTTGTTATCACCTATTGCCATCTCTGATTCATAAATTGCTTCCTTAAGTACGCTAGCAATGTTATTCAATTTGTTCTCAATCATAATTTTGTCATTCATGTCAAACTGCACCATAGAAAGGGTTACCAAGTTGGGGGAGACCTTGATTGTCACCAGTCACCACATAATCATGTGCAAGACGCTCACGAATTGCAACTGCTTTCTCTACTTTGTTGAGGTATTTTTTGCTGATCTGATCAACACCTTTCCAGGATAACACTTGCAAACACCATTCTTCTGAAATGTCACCAAATGGCGTTTTGACAGGATAGAAACCTACCAGCATTGTGCCATCCTTGGATTGCATTGTGGGGAATTGAGTTGTGGTTTGATTTTTCATACATGTATGATAGCACACTTTTATGGATTCCGCAAGGGGTCGTGTGCCACTTTGCGGAACTGGCACATGGTATAACTGAAATGCCATACATTTGTGATAAAAGCTAGTGACAAGACTTGAACTTGCGACCTGAGCTTTACAAAAGCCCTGCTCTATCCAACTGAGCTACACTAGCAAAAAAGGTATTTAATTGTTATCTCCAAACTGCATCATTATCATCCAAATAACAAATGAAATACCACAGAGAAGTAGAATCCACTTCCAGGCATAAATTAACATCAATGCCATGAGTCCAAATAACACTAACCCACCATTGATTCCTGACGACTCACCAGAATACTGTTCATTATCATCAGAACTGTATGAGTTGTCTATCACTGCCATGATACATTTGCCACCAGTTTGTGATTCAGCAAATGCAACTGCATCACTGTGAGTGTATGCTTCTACACGCACAGTTTGTAACCAATTAGATGGTGTCTTTACAGTACACTTCCACTCATTCATTTGTTATTGTACTCCTGAATGTATTGCTTGAGAGTATCAACATAGTCAGCAGGATTCTTGACAAAAACTTGTGTTTCACCTGAATGACAAGAAATAAGAGTCACAATTTGTTCTACTTTGTGACCAGTCATTTCTTCATACATCATAGCATAACCAGTCTCCTGCACAAAATAGTTTTGGATCTGATTCTCATACTTTGGTTTAGAAGAACTCTTGAAGTCAATGACTGATAATTTACCATTGTATTCTGCAATGCAATCTACACGACCTGCAATACCAAGTTGTTCAGAATACAGAGCAGATTCCTGGTAGTGAATGTTATCCACATCATCAAGAAGTGCCTTGAATTGATTGAACAATTTGAGTGCAACTTCATACTTCTCAGCATCATATTCTGCATCTACATTGTTGACATAATCTTCCACAAGTTTGTGGAACTTAGTACCATTGTTGGATGCAAATTGACTGATTTGATTTGCTACATCAACACCTACACGTTCTCTCCACTCTGCAATAGATTGACGCTTTTGATAGGAAGTAACTGTAGTGACAGAAGGCAACAGTTTGCCATTCACCACATAGCGACGTGAACCATCCACAGTTTCAGTAGGGATGTCTGCAAGAACAGGCAGATTGAGGTGATTGAACTTAGTTTTAGTTTGCATAAAAATGTTGTTGTTAATCAAAGAAACTCAGCAATATAATAGTCAACAGTGACTTCTAGTTCTGCTGCTTTTGCTTCTAGTTCCATTGTATATTCTTCTGCCATTTGTGCATCTGCATGGTCACAGAAGAGATCAAGGGTGGATTGGTGCATAAACTTATCTTTCATACATGTATGATACCACAGATTCACAAGAAAGTCAAGCATTAGTGGACAGTTCTACAAGTGTCACTCAACATTACAATCAGGGTGCCAATGTGCTAGGTTTTTGCAATACTTTTCCTTTGCAGTTTCATGGTTATATGAATTAAACAGTTGTGTATCTCTTTGAATAAGAAAACCATTCCACATCAAAATAGCAATAAATGCAAGAAAAATGTAAATAATTTGAGTTGATTTCATTTGTAGAGATAACCTCCTGCCCAATCAGCACGTTGATACATCTGAGTACAAGATTGTTCATCAAGCAAGTTGTACCTTACACCATTCAGTGAAGGTGCAGACCAAGTTGCAGATTTGTACACATCACCAGTATTCAAGTCCACAAAAGCATGAGCACTGCGTTGCTTATTGGGACCAGCAAGATGAATAATCTTGGCATACTTTCTACCTTTGGTGTAGACATAATCATCAACACCAATACCCTCACAGAGTTCATCAATCTGTTGTTGATGCCATTCTACACTATCACCTTTCTCAATGTATTTCCTATGTTGTGCAATAGCATAAGATTGGTAGTTAGTGCGCAGAACATCACAGAACTGCTCAATCTTGTCAATAACTTTTTCAGTGGTCAAGTTGGTGTTTTGATTTTTCATACATGTATGATAGCACATAAAACAGGAAAAGTCAATAGGTCGTGGACAGTTTCACAACTGGCACACTATCTCTTTGGTATGTTACAATATGTGAGAGGATCATAATCACATCCATCACTAAATGACGCTGATGTATCATGAATCAACTTTGCTCTATACAACAGATCCTCAAGATCCTGCATCAGTTGACTCAAATCATCATCAGTTTTACCCAACAGAGCATCACTAATTCTCTCAAATGCTGCTGCTGTTTGTAATGAATGCGTCATTTTACATTATATTTTACTTTCAGTGATTGCAATACTTGTTTACGTGCTTTTATCTTCCCTTTGGATATACCTTTGGGATTCTTTTTCTTACCTGAATTGTGTATCCAGTTGGGAGTCATTGTCTTAGACCTATAAACAAAAAGAAGGGGCATTGCTGCCCCTATTTATCAATCAGAACTCAACAGGTTCCAGAGTAGGTTGAATACCAAGGACAGATTCAATCATAGGAGATTCAACATAATCATATCCAGCAGCATCATCATTGCTACTACCAGTGATTGCATCAAGGATAGAGAGAATCTCATTACCAGTTTTGCCACGACGCAGAGCAGCAACCATCAGTTCAGTAGACATAATAAAAAAGGGTAAGTGAATAGAATTGTGTAACTTTAAGGCAAACACATTCCTATCAATCAATCAGTGAGACCTATCTCAACATCTTCTAGATCATCTTCATCAGGAAGATTATAGATGAATTGATAGTAGTCATCATAATCAACACCAATGTAGGCAGCAAAATCTTCTAAATCATCATGCAATCTGCAAGTGTCAATCATCACTTCCTCAACTGTTGATGTAGTCATCATAGCACACAAAATCCTGTTTGGGAAGTATTGTGTGCCACTTTTACAGGTGGTGCAGTTTGTGCTTTAAGATTCACATATGGGTCTCCAATAAGTAGAATCCAGCACAGAAAAATGCCCTTCCAAAGTTTATCAGACATCATACAATTTATTGAAACAAATCTGTTCTTTATACCAGGCATTATCTGATTCACTGTTGAATGAAATGCCAAGCATAAAGTTATAGTAGTCTGCCCACAGATTGCAACTACTCTCAAACCATTCTTTGCTTGGTTTGGAAATAGAATAATCTTGAAAGTCCATTTTGATTTTTGTCATACTGACATCATAGCACAAAAAAAGGCACTGTGCTCATTTACAGTGCCACTTCTACAACTGTCACATGCTATACATCAATCTCAGCAAGTTTCTTTTTATTGCGTAGTTCAGTGATAATAAGTTGCAGTTCAATCATATCTTGTCTGCAAT